GCCGCGCCTGCGCGAGTATCTCCAGGGCTAACCGCGACCAACCCATCCGCGCCCGCCCTGCCTCACCAGTCCGCTACGGACGTTGCCCATCCACACCCGCCGTGCCGTGCCCGTCCTTTGCAGACCTCTCCCCGTCTGACCTCGACTTACCACGCCCGCCATTCCGTGCCCTCCCTGGCCCGTCCGTGCCATGCCAGACTTGCCTCGGCAAAAAAATCATGCCGCTAGATCGCCAACGATTTCTTGCGCCGTCCTGATCGTTTCCGATAGTTCAGCTACGCGGGCCGCGCGTGCGTCCTCGGGCGAGTCTCTACGGATTAAACCGGCGACTTGCTCAATGGTCATCTTGATAGCTTCCATCTGCCGGTTGAGAATCTGAATCGCGGAGCGGCATTCGTCCTGCCTCTGCACGAGTACGGTTATGTGTTGATAAAAGCGGTCCCTGTCACCGCGCGGCCCTTCGATCACATTTACAAAAAGAGGCTTTGGCGGATCTCCCGGTTGAAGCGTTACCTCAACGCTCCGCGAGAGCCATCGAGCCTGTACGAGCCTGTATTTTTTCGCGGCCTTTCCGTCGTGCCATTCAAAGCAGCCATGAAGCGGAGAGGCGGCGGATTTCGCCGCCTCTACTATCGCGACCGGCTTTAACTTCTGTTCCCCGCTCGCCTGCCAGATGCGCTCAAGCTCCGGCCCGACGACTTCTGCTGCTACAGGGAAAGTGCGGTTGCGATATCCGTATTTCATGCCGCTTTCTTTTGTGCCTCCATCCTGAGATCGAACAGACCGTATTCGAGGCCCGCCGAGTTTTTAGAATCGGGCCGACCTTCCGCGAGGCCGACCTGAGCGCCGACACGCTGCATAAGATTGGTCACATCTTGCAACGTGAACAATCCAGCGTCGTATCGGATGGATGGGCGAAGCGACCATTCGCCGGGATGCCAGCGTGGGCGCGGGCGCAGGTCGAAAACGCCCGAGGCGTTGCGAACCGGCGCGATCCACATATGCGGAACAGCGGCGTCCTTATCAACGCCCCATATCCGAATGAGCGGTGTGTTATCCTCGGCGTCGTAGCCATCGGCCTTAGTAAAAATGCCCAATTTCGCGAGGGTCATTTTATAGCCGACCGTGCGGCAGGCGCTTATCATCGCGCACCGAATACTGGCGGCATGAATTCCATACCAGCCTTCGGACGAACGATAAGCAGCCGCAGTGCAGAGGGCCTCGAAGTTCTTCGGGTCGCGTTTCTTCCGCGATTTAGAAGTTCCGCCCTCTGCCTGCGCCGCCGTGATATCCTCCCTCACTTTTTGAGAGACACGGTTCACCGCTATATGCGCGGTGCCGACACAATTGAAGGTCACAATTCGCATGTCGAGCGGAGCAATCTGGACCGACGTTGTCGGTCGCGCGATAGCTTCGCCGTTTTCTTCTAGCACTGCTTTTTTGGTCATGATTGACCACCTTTCTATTTAGAATTTCCCGGTCGATCCCATTCATTGCGGGCGAACGCGATCCCGAGAAAAAATCGCGTCCGTCCGCTTTCCCATGCCCTGCGTTTCCGAGGCAGGCCCGCGCTGCCGCGTTTCCGTGCCTCGCCTAACCGGACCAGAGCTTGCGATGCCCCGGCGCTCCGAGCCATACGTGGCCCGTCCATTCCACGCCCGCGTTGCCAATGCTTGTTCGCAGCGAGCCTAGCCGTGCCCCGCCTGTCCAATCCCGCCACGCCGTTCCTGGCCCATCCGCGCCCCGAATTTCCTGACCAAGCCCGGTCACTACTGGCCCGTACTGCCATGCCCGCCCTGCCTATCCTTTCCTCGCCGGTCCCTGCCAATACAATCCCGGTCTCGCCATTCCGCGCCTGCCTGTGCTCGCCCTGCCATCGGCTCCCCACCAAGCCCGTCCTCGACTTGCCACGCCCGCCGTGCCCCACCAGGGCCATCCCGGCGCATCCCGGCCAATGCAGGCCGTGCACCGCCTCGCCCGCCATTGCTCGCCATGCCATGCGGTCCCACTTCACGACCTGCCGCGCCGCGCCCGCCATGCCCTGCATCGCCTTGCCGGGCCTGTCCACGCGATGCCATAACACGCCGTGCCCGCCATGCCACTGCTCGGCGAGCCATAGCAGACCTAGCCCGTCCACGCCATCCCGCCTGACGTAGCCCCGCCGTGCCGCTTCTCGCCTCGCCATCGCCAGACCTGCCAGACCTTTTGCATTTCAAACTTCCTGCTTAATCAAAATTTCATAGAGACTCTGTCGCCGGTTCACTACGCGGTAATCGATTACTCCGCGCTGTCGCATATCGCGCATGATCCGGTCTGGACTTCCCGGCGCGACCGGCCCCGCCCGATCCGCCACAAAAAACCGCAGTTCGTCGGCGTGAAAATCCCGGCGCTCGCGTCTGAAAAATTCCAGAATCGCTGCGCCGATCCGTTCGCTCACGCGGTCAAGATGTTCCTCTTGTTCGTCGTCGTACATTTAGAAAAACTCTCCATCGAAAAACTCGCCTTCGCCATCGACGCTCAGTAATCGCCGCATCTCATTTAGAAGTCGGGCGTCCCGTTTTCCATGAATGGGTCGCGAGTCCTGTAAACGCTGCCCGATCTGGAAAGCGGTGCGGTGAAGTTGATCGTTAGACCCCCGACTTAGAGCTATAAGGACCTCCGCGATTTCGTCTCGCAAGGGATCATTAGGCTCCCACGGCTCACTCGCAAACCTTCGCCGCAGGTGATAGTCAGGCGCAAGCCGATTGCGCGGCGCGAGCCTTCGGCGAAGACCCGGGCTTTCGCTCATCATCCGGTAAAAGGCGTTCCTTATCACGGTCAAGAGCGTTTCATTCGCTTCAGCCGGTTTCATCTCCTGCCCCACCAGTGCGCATCGCGCGGAAATTCCATCTCGATTTTTCGCTGCTCGCGCCGTCGCCTGAATTTCCGCCATACCGCGAGCGTCCACATAATCACCAGCGTCAACGCCGCCGCCATCGCAAGCACGGTGATGACGATGCCGATAACGATTGCGCCCGAGAAAAACATTGGCTCGAACATTAGTTCGTCCTCCGGTTGATCTCCACAAGCCGCCCGGCATGATGCGCCCTGAATTGTTCGCGCCAATAAACCCGCGCCGTTTTCTTTGCACGCGCAGCATCGGCGGATGCCATGACCTCGACGGCAATCAATTCGTAAATCGCGGTGCGGTTTCGGTACAACGCGACCGCGAGCAGCGCCGCGCCGCCGATCAGAACGCATAACTGAAACGTGTCGCTCATGGTTCCAACTTCCATGAATCAGGCAGCGTGTCGCGCATAAGAATGTGCGCTGGCAGTGGCACAGGGTCGCCGCGTCCGTTCCGGTTATCGCGCTTGTAGATTGCTGCGCTCACGCACGCAACGGCGTGTCGTAATTCTTCGCGGTGATATTCCTCTAAATTTCGTTGCCAATGCACTTTGCATTTTTCGCCGCAGGCGGGGCATTTCCAGATGGACGGCGCGTTCTTGTCGTAATTTTTCACCACGACTTCGCATTGCCGCACTGCGCATCGCGGATTCTCGCAGTAAATTTCAGTGACGAATATTACATCCATAGGGAAGCCCTACCTCGGCATCAGTTCACGCGCGGCATCGTAATCGCGATACAGGCGCTCGATCATCCGCTTGTCGCCCTTGCACTCTTCGAGCAGCCTTGGCATACCCGAATCCATCGAAAGCAAGACCTCTTCCCGCGTTGCGGCCCGGCCCTCGCGCCACCAGGAAACCTCGATGGGATCGCCGACTTGAAACACGTAATTGTCCTCTTGCCTGCGCATGTAATAGCTGCGCGTGGTCCATAGCAGCATCACGCCCGGATTGCGCTTTATCATGCCCGGCACTTCGACATATTCCTCGGGTAGATCGTTTTCCCGGCGCACCATGTAAGGCCGCGTGAGGAATGGGCAATTGCGAACGCTCCATTCGGCGCAAGCCTTGTGACAAGGCGGCTCCGCTGAAATCCGGCTGACTCCGCACATCGGCCCGATCACGAAAACGAAATTTGCGCCCCGGCGCTCGCCGCAAACCCAACACCGTTTTTCGGTGTGCGTGCGTCCGCGCTTGACGGCATCCATGAAGCGGAAATCGCGCGTGCCGTCCTCCATCGTCGCGACGAACCACGGAATCGGGTAGCCTCGCGCATCGAGCGGCAGGCCCAACATATACAGCGGCAATTTTTCAAGTTCGGGTCGCATCGTTGGCGTCGTCATTTAAACCTCGCTGCGTTTCTTTTCGAGCATCGCCGTCACGAGTTCGAGCACTTCGGTATTGCGCCTCACCGCCTCGGTGTTGCGGTCGAGCGCACGGACCATACTTGCCGTGTCCGTCCCCGGCTCCGGCTCGCCCGAGAGCGCCCGCAATTGTTGCTGTACGCGCTCGTGGCTCATGCGTTGCCGTCGTCCTCGCCCGATTCCGGCTCCGGCTCCGGCTCCGGCTCGAATTTAAAAACCTCTTGCTGCTCGCGTAGCGTCATCGGCTCCTCGCGCAACGTTTGAGATGTTTCCGCGATCACTATGCGCTTGACGCCCATTCGCGGCGTGTCCATGAGCACGAGTAGTTCGGTCTCGCGAAGCTCGTAACGCTGCGCAATTTTATTGGCGGTCTCGTGAATATCCTTTTGCACCGCTTCGATCCGCCCGCGCAGCGCGGTCGCCGTCGCGAGCCGCTCGGCCTTGAGCGATTCGACCTCCAGCGTTTTGCTCGCGAGTTCGTCGCGAAGCTGGTTAAGCTCCTCGGGCGTAAAATCGTGGCGTACTTCCTCAACCATTTTTTCGTTCATTGCGTAATCTCCCGTCTCACGAAACAGACCGGCAACCAATGCGGTTCTTTGTAGCCGCGCGGCGTGGGCCTCTTGGCGATTGGGAGCTTCAGATACTCGCCGTCGCAAAGGTAGACAAATGGACGCGCTAGTCGAGGCTCAATCGCGGAGCGAATTAGCCTGAACGCATCCACGAGGCACTCCGAGACGCCTGCCCACATAATCGCGTTGGGAAAAAGTTCCCAAGCAAAATCGCCGCGAGCTTCCGGCCCGATTGCCTGGACGATCTCGACAATGCTTGCCTCTTTGCGGTCGTCGATGATTTTCAAAATAACGTCGCTCATTTCCTGTGCGTTCATTGCGCCGCCTCCAAAACTTTTCGCGCCTGCTCGACCGCGTGAAATCCTTCGTTCGATCCGCCACGGTCGGGATGCATGTGCATCCGCGCGGCCCTGATCGCCTCGTCGCGCACCTTCGCGGATCGCAAGATTTCGCCCGCGTCAATCTTGGTGATCTGCGAAATAAACCGCGCCGCGTTAAACCGATCCGCCGCGAATTTCGATACCGTTGCGCCCGCCGCTTCGAGGCGCTTCCATCCGGCGTATTGCTCCGCGTTGCGCGTGACACCGTAGCGGTCGATCCGGCGCAGAGCTTCGAGCGCAAGCGTGATCGCGCGAACGTTATCCTGCCACTGGTCGAACGTATCGCAGGGAAAATTAAAGGTCTCGTTTTTCTTTGTGACGAACGTCAGGATGATCCCCGGCGCGTTCGGCGCAGCGCCGCCTTTCGGCCATCCGTGAATCGAAATTTGATCGTCGCGGAAATAGCCCTGAACAAGCACCGTCTCGGCGTGTAGATGTTCGAGTTCGGCTTCGAGTTGGTCGAGCGTTTTCTGCCACGATGCTTTGAACGTTGCCGCTTTGCGCACGCGCATCGCGCTAGGAGTCTCGATGGGCTTGAATCGAATATTCATTAACTCACTCCGCACTCGTGTCGCTGTTTATTAACCCACCGCATACAACGGGCGCAGTATCGGCGACATCGATAGCAGGCGATGTATTCTGCAAATTTAAATTTGTCGAATTCTTCGAGCACTTCACCAGTGCCGCCGCACCTGCCGCACTCAGTACGCGGCGCATCCAGGGATGCGGCGTCGTCGATGGCTCGCAAAACACGCTGCTGAGGGGTCCATGCCATTGCGGTTTCACCTGCTCCCGCGCGTCGCAAACGCGAACCACCAAATCAGAATCACCAGTGCGTAAATCGAGATCGTGAACCATCTCGGCGGGCGGCTGATCGACCACCAGAGCGTTGCCGCCGTGAGGCCGAGTATCAGCACTCCGAACCATACGTAAACGGGGAATTCCATTACGAAAGATCCTCATTGGCGTCACCTTCCTCCGGCCCCTCGACCGGCTCGCCTACGGTTGCCTCTTCGGGATGTTCGAGCAAATGTTCCTCGTCGAGCGCGCCGACCTGCCACATATCGGTAGGCACTTCGGACGAAAATTGCTGCGGCCTGCCTTTCTCGGCCTGCGCATCGAGATTCCACGCCTGCGCGACCTGCGGCGACATCGGCGCGTGCTTGGCGACTTTGTGGATCATCGTTTTGATCCCCATCGCCGCGAAGTGATCGGCCCACGGCCCGAACACTTTGCCCTGGCGATCCCGCGAAAGAGCAAAGCGGTCGCGGTGTTCTTCCATCTCTTCTTTGCTCATGTACTCGACTTGCTTAAAGCCGGTCGAGAGTTTGATGCCGCCCCAAAATCCGATAACCTCGCCGCGCGTGCCGCTCTTTGGATAGCGGTGGCGCACGTCGGGATCGAGGCCGTCGAGCAATTCGAATTCGTCAAACTCGCGCACCGTTTTCGCGGTGCAACCGGCGACGAATCCCGAGCGGATGAGCAATTGAATTTTGCCCTTCGCGCCAATAATCAGTTGCGCCTCGTAGCCGCCGCGACCGGCATTCGCTCTTTTATTCCAGAACGGAATCAGGAACGAATGGCCGAGCGGTGTGTTCGGTTCAAGTCCCAAAATCACCGACTGCATAACCGCGCCGCAGATCGAAGCGGGATGGCACTGGACAAGGCGCGAATTCGTCGCAAGCGTAGTACGCACGATGCCGAACAACCGCGCGGGCGTCATGATCTTAGGCAGAATGTCGGCAATGCGATCCTTCGATTGCTTGAGTAAGTTCGCGACCTCGACGATAGTGTCGCGGTGCTGCTGCTGCGGCGGCGTTTTTTGCAGATTCATTTCGTTGGGCATTATTCACCTGTATTCGTGAACAGAAAACGCCGGGGTGCCGGTTTCATCGTTGTGTGCTTGGCGATCATGTCGGCCCATTTCGCCCCGTCAATCGGCACGTACTCTCCGTAGACATCAGCGGCGAGCGCGCGCCAATCGACAACGGCGGTATCTTTCGGCGCGTTCCATGTAGCCCGGTAGTGCGCGGATCGGATGCCCTTTTCCTCGCCGATAGCGGTTTTAACCCGCGTCTCGGTTTCCTTCCGGGCTTGCTCAATCATCTTTTCCGCTTCGCGAATGCGGTTGAGTTCCGTGAGCATCGCTATCTCTTCTTCGGTCGCGAGGCGCACCTTGCCGTTAGATCGCGGGTAGCGCGCGTGAACGTAATCCCTGGCGCTGCGCGAATAATTGATGTCTGGCGGAACGCGCTTAAGGACGTGGTTGAACCAAAAGCATTCGACATCCCTGAGCATTTCGCGCTCGATATTCAGATCGCGCTCAATTTTGTAAATGCGCAAATCGCTGCCGCCTAAAAGCGCGATGATCTGCCATTCATCGACGTCGCAGAGCGACATATACCAACGGCATTGCCACTCGTAACGCTCCGGGAAAAACGGGTCGTCGTCGTCGGGATGGCCCCACAAATACCGCTGATCGAAGGAAACGTTTTTTGCGTCGATGCCTAATAGCGGCGCGTCCGCAGAGGGCGAGAGCGCGTCGGGCGAACCGACCTGCCAAGGCCGCTCGGGATGTTGAATCGTTTTATCCCACCACTCGACCCGACGCCCGGTCATGCGCGAAAAAGAGTGAACGAGCGCCTGTTCCAAATCCTTGCCGATAGCCCGGCGCATCGCCGTTGACTCGTCTACTTCCGGCTCGGCCATTCCGATTTTTTTGTTATAGACCGACCAGATTTCACGTTCGTCGGAATCTAGTCCGAGAATCGCGGCAACTTCCGAACCGCCGATTCCGCGCGATTTTAATTCGAGGTCAATCATTTTTCAATTCCCGCCTTTTTTGCATTCGCCTAATGACTCCGCAATTAAATTCGCCCGCGCTAAAGCCATGCATGTTTCGCAAAGTACACGCCGGTCAAACCATCCAATCGGCCCCTCGCGAAAGCATTTTTCGCAACGGCCCATCAGGTCGGTCAACGCGAGATCGACGGCCTCGCGGCGCAACGCCGCATAGCGTGCTGAGACGCCCATAGCAGGGACACCTTTAGCGAGCGATCAAAAAACTAACGAACGGAACTACTGGTTTTTTCGCGTGATTTGTTCGGGGTGGTTCCGAAATAGGCTACGCAAAGAGCCTGTCCCGTCTCGCAATTCGTTCGGGTGGTTTAAGGCCGAAAGGTCTGCGCGGCGGCGCTTTGATCTGACGTAGTTCGTTTGGTTGGTTCCAAAAGTCTACGCCGAGAAAAAAGACTTATGCCGGGATTTGTTCAGGTCCGGGCTGCACGATTCCTTGCGTCATTCATTTCTAAATGACTGGTTTAATCAAGAACAGTACCGATATTACCCCTGTACCTAAATTTGAGCAACAGGATTTATTGGAGAATTTCTAGGCGCTAAAAAAAGCCTTATTTTGAATAGAATACCCGTCCTTCTGTGGCGCGTTATCGAGAGTGAGCAGAAGTCTAAATCCTCAACAAATTAACCCCTCATTTTCGGCCCAAATAATTGAAATTAAGCGAGAACAAAAATCAACAGACGACGGCAAAAGCAACCTATAGTTTCCTTGTTAAAGATTTGCCAACGCCCCATACTCTAAAGGGTAACAAGCGAAAATTTTTGGGACGGGTAGGGACCTTGCGGATTCCGCCTTCTCGGGGAAAGCGTTTGGACCGTGCCGGTTGAAGCGTCCAATTTGCGAGCACTGTTAGGCCGAGCGATCCGCCAGCGACGCCGAAAACGGAACTTAGCGCAATGGCAACTCGCGGAGATCGCGGGCCTTTCCCGCGCCTACGTGCAGCGCCTCGAAACCGGCCAAGAAAACGTGACGATAGGGACGCTCACGGCAATCGCGCGGGCGCTCGATGCGGGCATCGACGAGGGTATCGAGGTATGGGATTTTTTCAGCGACGCCCACGATCTTTTTGAGAAAGCGGGATCAGAAGCGCCCGGCGACGATAACGACGACTAAATGATTTTGTTCACCGACGTTTCGACCGCGCTCTGTAGGTCGGCGTCGGAAATTGCATCGCCGCCCGCTTCTTGGACCTTCGAGTCCATGACTACGGTCGGCTGAATCTGCGCCGCCGATGCGTCGGGACTTGCGAAACATTGCTGCGCCCACTTGATGCGCGTATTGTGCGCCGGTGTCGTCGGCTCCTCGCCGGTGATGTAGCTGGCAAACGTCAGGCAGGCCACTTTGATGCGCCCGCGAAATTGCATGTCGATCATCAGCGTTGCTGATTCGGTATAAGTCATCGCCATAGTTTTTTTCTCCCTTAGAGCTTGATGTGTAAATTGCCGCTTGAGTCTTTGTAGATCGATCCCATTAGCAAGCCGCCCGCTCCCGCCGCCGCATCGTTGGCATAGGTCGGCGCGTTGATGCGCACGATTCCGTGGTTGTCCAGAATGATCGAGTAGGTCGCGTTGCCGAACTGCCCGTAAAAAGTATTCGTGATATAGAGCGAGGTGTCGTAAGACTGGTGGCCGATGCTCGATGACGAATAGCCGGTCTGATACAGCGTGAGCGCCGCGCGTGAGCCGCTCGGCGCGGAGACGCATAGCAGGTCGCCGGGATTGATCTCGCCGATGCCTACGTTTCCGGTTGAGGTAATCCGCATTCGCTCTAAGCTCTGTGTTCCAAAAACGATGTTGCACAGGAGATCGGGCACGGTGTTGAATCCAGACAGATCGATGTAGCTGCGCTGCGCTCCTGTTCCGCCGCCCGCCGAAAGCCGCAGCAATCCAGCGTCATAATACGCAGCGTTGGTACACGCGCTGATTTCACCGCTGATACGAGCCGTACCTACGGCGGGACGTGCCGGGAATGCCGACTGATTGTTTAGCAGGATCGCGCCCACTACATTGAGGGCTGTTTCCGGCGCTCCGGCCTCTGACACCGTTGTGCCGATTCCTACCTTGCCCGCTTGCGTGAAACGCACATGCTCGGTGCCATTGTTGTCGCAGAAAACCCCATCGCCGGATGCGCCCGCCGCCCCGAAAATATAGCCGATGTTCGCGCCCTGGCGCACAAAAATAGCGTATGGATTCGCGCTTGTGAAGGTGCTCGCGCCGACGACTTCAAGCGCTGCGTTGTTTCCTGGCGTTGCGATCCCGATGCCGAGCTTGCCGACGCTCTGCAATGCAAATCCCGCCGCGTTGATGTTGCTCGCCCACGGTGTTTGTGGCGATCCGCCGCCGCCGCCCGTCGCGGTAATGGTCACATCGACACGGCCCGCGCCCGAATTATCGACGCCCGCAATGGTGGTATTCGAACCGGCAATCAGGTTCAAAATCGGGCGCGTTCCGACCGCTACGGAATTGACCCAAACCGCCGTGCTCGATCCAGTGGCCGTGGACGTGAGGGTTACGTCGATACGTCCGCTGCCCGTATTATTCACGCCCGCGATGGTGGTGTTCGTTCCGGCGATCAGGTTTAAAATCGGCTGCGTACCAACGTTTGCGTTATTGACCCAAATCGCTGTGCTCGATCCGGTCGCCGCCGCCGAGATCGTAACGTCAACGCGATTTCCACCGCTGTTATCGACCGCCGTAATCGTCGTGCCGCCGCCCTGAAGGAAATTGATCTCTTGACGCGCCGCAACGAACGTTCCGCCGAGCGAGACGCGATGGCGCTGCGTGGTGGTGTCGGCGACAACCGCAAGCGTCCGATCCGCGCTTAGGTCGCCGCCGCCCGTTAATCCGGTGCCGGATAAAACTTGCCGCGTGGTCGGGACGCCGGTCGCGGGCGCAGCGGCCCACTTCAGGCCGTTCGCTTGCGTCGAGTCGGCAGTAAGTATCTGCCCATCGGTGCCAATCGGCAGGCGCGTGGTCGCCGCGCCATGCACGATCAGGTCGCCCTTAGTAGTCGTCGGGTCGGTCATGCCGGTAACCGGCGCTGCGGCCCATTTGACGCCGGTAGCCTGCGTTGAGTCGGCGGTGAGTATTTGCCCATTCGCGCCGACCGGCAAGCGCGTGGTGGCCGCGCCGCGCACGACCAAATCGCCTTTGGTGGTGAGCGGGTCGGTCATGACGCCGGTGATGACGACGTTAGAAAGCGTCTGCCCGCCGCCGTCGATTGGCCCGGTCCACCACTGCGCCCCGATGGTGACAAGGCCGTCCGAACGGCGGATGGCAAACGGCGACGGTTCGAGCGGTATTCCGCTGTCGGAGTATCGCTTGATCGAGAAATTTGAGCCAGCGTTCGCGCCCGTTTCGGTTGCGCCGTCTTTGATGAGCGCCCACCGTGGAAGCGAGTCGCCGCCGCCATCGGTCGAGTCGAGCCATAACGCGCTCGACGGGTCGCCCGCCGATGGAATCACCTGCGCGGGCGAGAGAATAACCTTGCCGCCGCCATCGGGAACGTAGTCGTCGATGATGACGTTCGAGAGATGATGACCGCCGCCGTTCACGTCGCCGCCCCAATTGCGGATGTCGTTTGAGAGCGAGTTCAGTTGATCGGCGTGCAGCGAATCGGTCGGCGACAAATCATTGCGCGAAAGCCATGCCATAAGGCGCTCCTTTCCCCGTTGACTGACAAAACTGACAAAAACCTTATTCTGCGGGCGGCTCCGGCGCGGCTTCCGGTAGAAGCGATTGAAGTTCGGCGGAAATCTGGCCGTTTACCTTTGTCGGCGTTGGTTTCGGTGTCGGCTTCGGTGTCGGCGCAGGCTTAGTAGGCGGCGTATCAGGCAACACGCAATAGATATTTCCGCCGCCCACGCGGGCCTGCATGAAATTCCTTACGTCGCGATGCATGAGCGCCGAGCGCACGAAACTGCGCTGCTGCTCTTGTACCGTTTCGAGGCGCTTCTTTGCCGCTTCCATATCGAGCGACAACATGCCGATTTGCGCGAGCGTTTTGGTTTGCTCGCTCTCCATTTCGCCGTATGCTTGCGCTTCTTTTTGATCGAGTGAAAATGCTTTCTCCATAATTCTCCCTATACGAATTGAACGATTACGCCGCCGCGCACCGTGACCGTGTGCCCGTCTGCGGTTGTGAATGAAGCCGAGGGCACGCCGTTCCATTGCGTACCGCCGACAAAAGGATTGAAGCCTGCCCCTGCGATGCCGTTGTTAGGACAGTTCACGCCCGCCCCAACGAACGCGCCGACTGTACTGATAACCGTCGTCGCGCCGACCTTGTAACTCGTGCCCGAATGGTTTCCGTTTGAATCGATCCACGTTTGGCCGGTCGGCCCATTGAACGATGTGCCGGTTTGTATGTTGCCGCTGACCTGAACGCCGGTGCCTACAAAATTTCCGCTGCCGTCAATCAGCATTCTTTGATAGTTGTGAAGTTCCGAACCGATATTTACAACCGGGATATAGCCGCCGAAACCGTCCGACCGCTGCGTGCATTCGATGATCTTGTTTCCAGACTGATCAGTTAAATAGAAATACGCAGAGCCGGGATGACGAAAACTCACCGAGCCATCGTTGCCCGATGTCAGTTGCACATTGATGGCCTGACTGGTCGGCGAGTACATCGTTAGCTCGCTCCAGAACTGCCCGCCGTTCGCGCCGGAGCTATCGCCGTTGAACGCGACGAGCGAGGCGACACGCGCCGATGGCCCGATGATAATCAGGCCCCGGTCGATCAGATTGATGCCCTGCGTTGCGCCGGTGTGCGTGAGCGTGATGCCGGGAAATTTGTACGATCCCGCCGATGCGTTGTAGGCGTCCAAGCCAAAGGTGAGGGTGGTCGCCGCGTTGAACGGATTGCTCGGTTTCGTCGTGTCGTTATAATTCGCGGGCCATGCAATCGTGAACAGGTTGATGTTTCGCAGTTTTACGGTTTGATCCTTCGCCGCGAGCAAGCGCCAATCGGCGAGCGATTGACCGCCGAGCGCGAATTCGTAAAACCACGCGCCGGAGATGTACGCCGGGTCGGTTGTCGGCACAAGCGGCGTGTTGGCGTCCACTCATGGCGGGCCTCCGATCAGTGCGCCGATGCGACCGACCTCTGTGTTTCTGTCGTCGCGGATGGAGATGTAGGGGTAAGGATTTCCCGCAGCGATGCCGCCGACAATTACCACTCCCGCGTTTGTGCAGTAAAACGGCGCGGTCGGCGGGTCTCCTCCACCGACGTAAAGCTCCCCGAACCATCCGCCGTAAATCGAGTGCAGCGTCGGATTGTCCGGCGTGCCCGTTGCGTCGTGCTGCCCCATCCATGCGCGTAGAACGTTTTGACTGTTGTAAACGGCAATCTGTCCGTTCTGCTGCCCCGCGAAACTCGCCGCATCGGTGCCGGTGCCGCCGCCCACGCGCAACACTGAGCCGACGAAAATTTTCTGCGCGACGAATTGCAGAGCTTGAAATTCGCCATCGGGATAAGCGGGCCACTGAAATTCGGTCGGGTCCCACCATCCTGTAGGCATCCGCGAGGGAACGATGTCGCCGGGCATCGGCGTGAACACGTCCGAGGTAACCATCGGCGTCGTGCCCGGCGCAGGCCATCCCTGCAAGAGCGCGTTGCGGTGGCCCTGCTGGTCGCGCGGGACGAAATAAAACTCCCATGACCGCGCGGACGGCGCAGGCTCCCAATCGCTCGTAAACGAGGTGTCAGCGAGCGCCGCGTCCCAAATAGCCTCGTCGTCGTACTCGTTGTTATAAATCCGCACGATGCTGACGCCGCCGAATTGATTGTCGGGCGGATTCACCCATCCCTTGACGGTCGTGCGCATCCGCACCACGCCATCGCTTGAGTGTTCCTGCTCGAAGCTGATCGTCACGCCGCTTACGTCCACATCGGGCGCGTCGCCTAAAACGGGCGGGCCGATGTGCCAGATCACCGAGGGCGAGTATTGCGACGGCGCGTTTGGATCGTCGCTCAATTTGCCGTTGTAGTCGTAGGCAATCGCGGTGATCGTCCAGTCCTCGGGCGTCTTCGGCCAATCGATAACCTGCAAAGTAAACTGCGTGAGCAGATTGCCCGCGTCGCCCAATTTGACGGGCGGCAATTTGTCGGTGCGCCAAAACTCGACACCTGAAAATCGCGCCGAATCAGGCGGCGTCCAGGTTAAATTAGCCTCGGCAAAAATCGTCCCGTCCGGTTGCCACTCCCATAGCGGATCGGAAATCGCGAGGTCGGTCACCGTAGGCGAGGTGAGCGTTCCATCGGGCGGATAGACGATATGAACATCTACGTAAGGCGTGACGCCGGGAACAATCGTATTCACGCGCTGATTGATGTCGGCGCTCGCAAACCACACGCGGAATATGCCGGTGACTGCCGGATAAGAATCGCTCACCCACGTATCCGGTTTTTTCGCATCGAGAAATTTCGCCTGAATGCGCTGCCCGTTTCCGAAACTGCCATCGGAGAGCGGATATTCATAGACGGTCTGCACGCCGCCGAAATCATCCATGCCGGGCGGCAATGGAATCGGATCAGGCTCGTCATAGAAAAAATTCATATGATACTGCGGGCCTGCCGGATTATCGAAATCGTCGATCACGGTGATCGCGGGATTTTTAATAAGCAGCGCGTATTCCTGGCCGCGCACGTATTTGCCAGCGGTCGCGGGCAGCGTGATTTTGATATTCGGAGTTGCGCCCGCTTTGTTCGCGCGGACGAGCACCGCGTTTTTTGCGTTGCCGTAAGACGCCAGATAAATGCGAATGTCGCGCTGAACGGCCTGCCCGTCGAGGATGATCGACGCCGGGGAATCGGAAGTCTGTTTTTCAAGCGTCGGCGACCACGTGCCTGATAACTGCGCCGATCCATCGAGCTTGACCGTGCCGTCCATCGGCGCGGCGGGCTGCGCACTTAAATCAGGATCTTCCAAATACTCGACCACGCCTTTCCAGTTGTCCGAGGTTGCGCCCGCTGGCTTGTTCCAATAAACATCGACTTGCTGCTGCCCGTCGTACACGTCGCGCCATTCGGCATGGTCAATCGTGACGGGCGGGGAATTGGGGATGTCGGGTGTACCGCCGCCGCCAGTAGACGCCGCGCCTTTGTCGTAGATCCAATTTTGCGGCGGTGCTGCTGCCATAATTTCCTCCTGCGGTGATGCGCGAAGTCTCGCCCGGCGCAACGGTGATCTGCGTCGAGCCATCCCAAAATGTTTCGCCCGGATAGGTGTTCACGATTGCGTTGTATGCCCCTGCCGGATCGGGAACGATGTACAGCGTGCGCCCCTCGTAAACCGCGAGCGGCGGCAGGTTGATGTTCACATCGTTCTGCGAATTGTCCACGCGAATGGTCTGATCGAATTCGTCGGCTTGCCACGGCGCGCCCGCCGCATCGGGATTCGGGTCGTTTGCTTCCGGCCCCACGGTTCGCACCTGCGGCGGCGCTCCGAACACATAAATCTCGCGGAACACGGCGACCTGCTCGTCGGATAAATTGCCCTGGCTATCGACGAGAAATCCGCCGACGAGCGCAACGCGATTCGCAAGGTTATCGACGCGCACGCGCAGCGTGACCGCGATGCCCATGCTTGGAACATCGAGTGCGCTTGATGTCGTCGAGTAAACGTAATCGGGCGATTCGATGATGATGACGCTCGTTTTGTCGGGCGCGACATCCCACGCAGGCGAGACCGTGTAGGTCAATTCATCGTTCGTGGTGATATAACGGAACTGCCCCGCGCCCTTGCCCCTCAGAATCCGCGCAATGTTTCCTTTTTCGGAATCAGGCGCTAATCCATCCGCGCCAAATTGCGCTTCGCCGATGCTGTTATCCCATAGCGGATCGGTGATCGTCATCAGATCCGCGCTTACCGAATCGGCCCAATGGCGAATAATGAACACGTCGCCGACATCGACCGAATCGGCGGGGTCGGCGCGTATGCAGTCGGGCGTAACCGTGAATTCGCCGGTCACCGAATTAAACGCGGTGATTTCGAAATTCCACAACGGCGCGGAGCCGTCCGAGAAATCCGCGAGCGCCGAGGCGTAGCGCCCAATCCAGTTCGTATCGGAGCCGATGGCCTCGTTAACCTGAATGATATTCGGCGCGGTTACGCCGCTCACGGTGACGCCCGCGATACCCGAGTGACGGACGGCCTTCACCTTGACCGCGACGCTCGTAGCCGCTTGCTCGGGCATTCCTTGCGTCATCGGATGGACCGCTAGAAGGTCGATGGTCGCGGGCAACGCGCCATCGCCCGATACTTGCTTGCCGATGAGACGCCGGTCGAAACCGGCCCACAAATCCCATCCGGCCCAAGTGGTAGCCGTTGGCAGCGGCGCGTTCGCGATCTGGACAAGCCGCGAGCGGGAGCGCGTTGCCGGATCGGGCGGCGGCACAGCCGAGATGGTAATTTTCTGATTCGTCGCGCCTGCCGGAATCTGGATGCCGCTCAAGTTCGAAGGCGTCGCCGGTTTTCCATCCGCATCGCGCACGGTGACCGCGAAATAAACGGCCTGCTTTCCCGAGAGCGTGCCGCCCGTTGCAAGAACCGGATCGAAAATGCGCGGTTGAACCGGCGCAACAAATTCGTTGATGCACTCCTCGCCGACGATCACTAACGCCGGTGCCCATACGCCATCTTTGGTAATTGAAGAGTAGTCCTGCGAAAGCGCAAAGGTGCGCTCTGCCGCATCGGGATAAAGCGGATCGCCCGCGAATGGCGCAACCGTATTCGGCATCCACGCCAAGCCCGCGATTGCCGGTAGCAGTTCGGGCGGAACGGGATCGGCGGGAACATCGACCGGCTTCGGCCCGGCGTCCAGATCGTACATTGCGTCGGTTGTCGGCGACGCGGAAATATCGATAGAAAAATCGGGGTTGAGCGTCCAGTTTTGCACGCGCCCCTCGGCGTAGCCGGTCGGCAGATCGTCGTGCGTCATCGAGACGATATCGCCGACCTGCGTTTGCAGAGCGAGAATCGTGGTGCGAAATGAAAATGCCCTGGCGTTGGCCTGCTCGACCGGCCCCACGCCGCCGACCTCTTCGCGCAGCCGCGTCGCGCAGATTCGCGCCGCTTGGCTTTTATTCGAGACGCCGACCAGACTCATGGTCGACGAAAGATAATTCGGCGAGTCCTCGGTGCCGACCGTCATCGCGTGGTCGATGTCGTAAGTGGTGACGTTGTTCAGCGCGTATGCGAATTCCTCATCGCCAAATTGCACGGTGAGCCAATTGAATTGCGGCGATATCGGCGTGGCATTGAGTGACTGATAAAGAATCGTGGCGCGAGTAAATGCGTTGCCCGCGAGCACGCTGGAATTCTCGCGGATGCCGATCCATAGCTTGCCGTTCTTGAAGGTGAAATATCCGAGGCCGCAATTCAGAATTTCGGTGAGCCAATCCTTGAGCGGCTTGCGCTCTTTGAGGATTCCGCGAAAAGGGAACTGCCGCTCGTTGCCGTCGCCGATGAGTTTGGGGACCTGAATATCGCAGATCGCCGCCGCCGCCGTTGCTTGCTCGACATCGACAAACTGCTCCATTACTTCGGAGGGGATCAGATTCGCGCGGGTCGGATCGCAGCGCAGGCCGATACCGCGCAGGTAGACGTTCACCGCGACCCATACGACATTTCCTAAACCTTCAAACCATTGCCGGTCGCCCGGCCCGTTCCAAATCCATCCGCCGATACCCTCATCGAGCAGCACCGACATCGTGTGATCCTCGACGGCGGTAAGCTGCAAGCCGGGCGAATCGGTGCGGCGAATCTCGGCGAACGCGGTGCCAGCGGCCCACGTCGAGCCAACGGGCGGCACACCCCACGGCGCTTGATCGAGCGCGAAAAAATCAGAATCCGCCGCCGGGTCATTGCCGAGAATCCCGCGAAATCCCTGGTTGTCCTTCGGGTCGTGCGGTGGTTGCCCGTCAAGCAAGTGATCGCCGAGCGCGGGCGAATACTTTCCTACCGGCCCCTCGCTCACGATGCCGATAGCTGCTAAGAAGTCGCTTTCATCACGCGCCCCGGCGACGCCATCGACATTGACCGGCATCGGCTGATCGGTGTAGACCTCTTGAATCGGTCGCTGATAAATCGTGTCGCTCGCAATGGTGACGCTGGTTAGAACCGAGCGCCCAAAGCCATAGACGCCGGTGGTGCTGTCGGCAATGTGGATCGCCGTCGCCGGTAGCACCACGCCGCCGTAAGAGTGGGGGACGCCGCGCTCCACGCAGGAATCGAAATCCTTCGGGCACGTCGGCAGGCTCGATGTCGAAGGACAAAAGATGCCCTTGTATTTTTTCCAGCACGTTCGCGAAACAAGCCGCGTGGGATAAGGCAAGCCCATCGCAAACGCGCCATCGGACGCGCCGAGGGTAAAGTGTCCCTGCGCATCGAAACCCCATTGCGTTGCGTAACCGGCCCAAAGCTGTAGCAGGTATTTCGATTCGACGTGAAAAATCCCGAACGCGACTTGCGCCCGGTATAGATTCACGGCGTTGGCCCACTGCACGAAAACGCTGTCGGCGTTGCCGAGCGTGAATTGCGCCCCATCCGATGCGCTGCCGATGGACTGCGAAATTCCTGACCACGATTGCAGGCGCGGCAGGTACAGGTTCGTGGTGTTCCCCGGATCGTTCACGTCGGCGAGCGTGAACCGCTGATTCGAAATCAACGCGGCTGCGGGCGTCGCCGGGTCGGGAACCTGGTCGGTCGCAACCGGCGTGCGCGGTTGAATCGCGAGCAGCGGAATAAGCGTCTGCACTTCGCCGCGTAGCGCCTCGGTGAAAAGCGAGTCGGGGAAACGCTCGACCACTGCAAAGTACTGGTGATCGGGCGTCACGGTCGGCACTTCGAGCAGCGTTACGCCGGGGTCGCTGGTGAGCATCCCCACCATCAAGTTGAAAGTGATGTTCGGATTCTCGTAGCGGACATTGTACGTTTCGAGTCCGTTCGGCCCAAAGCAGTTGTACGAAAACGTCGCATACAAGCCTTGCGCTTCGAGAAAATGCGCCTTGAGTTGGTCGTATTCGTTACAGGAAAGTTTTTGCCGGGACACGCGAAACCGGCGCTGCCCCGATCCGAGGATGAACCGCTGCTCGGTTTTCAAGCCCGGCTGATCGAAAACGTGCGTGGCAATCGGCGGCGTGTAATCGAATCCCGAGCCGTAGTCACCGATGAGCGGGAACGGCCCGATGGAGGGCGGATCGGGAATCGCGATAGGGCCGAGAAAATCACTCATTGAACCTCGCGAAGCCCGAAAGAAACCGTCGAGCGGCCCATTGCGATGCCATCGGAATAGCCGCCGTCGAATACCACTGTGTAGCGGCCAACGGTGTTCTGGCCGGTCGGATCTTGCGAATACGGCGGCACGGTCTCGCGGCCAAAATAAAAATAAAAAGGCACACCGATGTGCGCGAAATAAAACTTGCGCAGCGTGTCCCACTGCGGCGGGAATTTTGGCGGATTGCCGGTCGTGATAACCGGCGCGGTGATCTTAAAAAAGCGCCGGGGATTCTGGACTAGCGGCGCTCTATCGCTCGATCCATCGGGATAGTTATTGTTGACGTTCGCCTCGATGCGCAATTCCTCAGTGAACGCGCTCGCGGGAAGCTGCGGAAACACATCGGTCGGCGTCGCGGGGATGATGTTCGAGGGCATTAACTCATCACCGTGAGCGGCTCGATCAGCGCGTTGCGCTGCGCCGTTCGGCTTTGCCCCGAGGCGAGGCCGGTCGCGTTCGCGTTCGCGACGGTGCCGGGATTATTGTTCATCGCATCCACGACTTTTCCGGTGAGCAAATCGGTTGCTTGCTGCGGATTCAGTTGTACGTAGATGCCTTGTGACCATTGCTGCGTGGTGCCGCCCGAATACGGGCTTGCGACCACTTGACCGTTTGAATAAACCGGCTGCAATTGCAAGCCGCCCGCTGCCGACGATTGCGCAAGCGTGGCCGAATACATGGGACGCGGCAGAACGCCGGTCGCGTTGATGCCCTGCGAAAGCGTGTAGGCGTGAATGATCGCCTGAACCTCGGGCGAGCGGATGCCGACGTTGAAGTCGCCGTATTTTTTCGCCGCCTCGGCGATGGCGTTCAGCACGCCGGTATTCGAAACGTCGATGCCGTAGGCTTTCTTTACAGCGTCGCGTGCTTTTTCAGCATCCGTTTTATGCAAAAGCCCCATGAGTCCGACCGCTGCGCCGATGCCTGCCGCCGCGACCCATCCCCACGGACCAGACGCGAGCAGCGGAACGAAAATCGAGGGGAACAGCGCGGCAAGCGAACCGGCTGCTAAAAGGCCCGAGGCTGCGCCCACGAGCGGCGACGCGACCTTTGCGGCAATGTGCGGCGATTGCCCGAGATCGTATGCGCCCTTGAGTCCGAGCGCCGACACG